CATATCGCTCTACCATCCACTTTTGATTCCATTCCAGCGGTATATTGTGTTCAATCCCCTGCTGTGGAAGCCCTATCACTTTCCAAGTTTCTCCGAAAAATTCTACTTTGTTGTCTTCCCACACGTGTTCATCCCCTTTGGGTATTGCGATCGTGTAGACTGCCTTTTTCCCTGTTAAGTTCAGCGTATCCAAAATTTCTGATGTGTTCGTGGGGGCTACAAGTACATTTTTGACTTTTATCGGCGTTTCTTTGTAGATCGGCTTTCCGAAGGCGTCTTCGTTTATTTTTTCTTTTTCATAGAGCGTTACTGTGATCCCTTTTATCATCGTCATATAGATCGATCACTCCTATTCTTTGTCGCTTTAGTCCGAGCCTTGCTAACTCACTTTTTTTAATAAATAAGCCTCCTCCCGGTACTAAGTATGTCCCCGAAACAGAATAGCCCAGAGCCGATTCCGACCGCTGCGTCATCGGCTCTGTGTCCGTTGACGTCATAAGTGTGCGCGCTACCACATCTACAACTACAGACTTTGCAACATTTTCTAAATATGGTTTTTCTTCTATCATTCGATCAAGGTTTTTCCCTACCTTATCGGCTTCCATTCTCAAGCTATCCTCTACTATTGGCAGTAAGTTTTTTGCGCGCTCTTTTTCGTCTTCCGTCAGCGATCTCCACAGTTTTTCAACGTCTTCAATCTTAGCAAAGTTATTCATCTTTTTTCACCGTCTTTCTCTTTTTAGGGGCGGATCTGGGCGGCTTTTCCGCCTCCCAGTCTCCGCCCTTCAGTTCGCACTGTGTTTCGATCACATTCCCTGTCCGTTTGTTTCTGTATATCAAGTTTCGTCTACCACCCTCGCGAAATATTCCGGCACAAGAATGCCCCATCCGAGATAGACTTCTGCGCGAATGTAAACCTGGTTGTAACCTTTTAAGTCTTTTCCTGTGTTGTCCGGATCGCCATATTTAATGATCTCCAAAGGGATTTCTTTCGAGAACCCCCACTTGAAAGCGCTGAAAAAATCGCCCACGATTGCGTGATCTTTCACAGTGTCGTTGTATACGGTCTTATTTACACTTGTTTTCATTCCTCCGAGAGATTCCGGCGATGCTCCAAACCGAAATTCCGGGTACTGTCTGACTCCGTTTTCCTTTACCGTTGCCATGTCTGCCCCGAATGTATTTGACAGCGCCATTCCTGTAACGTCTCCGTCTGATCCCTGCACCATTGCAATCGCCGCGTCCAAATTTGTATCCGGCGTTCCTTTTGTATATTTGACTTTTTGTGTTACTTTACTGTCAAAGTGATTCGTGCCTACAACTGTTGATGCTTTGCCCGTCCGTGGGTTGATGCCGTGAAATGCTGCCAGGTCAAAGCCTTTCGCTACTTTTGCCGCAAAACCATTGTTAAACGCTGTTAAAATATCAAGCTGTTCCTCTTCTGTCGCGTACAAAAATTCGTCCGAGACTCTCGCTCCGTACTCGAATTTGATCGGTACGATTTTTACCGGATCTACAGTAATGCCGCCCTCTGACTTTTTCCCGTTTTCTGCTACAATATCAATCTCATTGTCCATTGAGAAAATAAATTCTTTCAGTCCGTTGAATGGGATCGGCGTCTGTCCCGATAAAACCGCTAAAGATGATTTTCCCTTTACTTTGTTCATTAGATCTTTTACAAGTACCGCGTCAAATAAATTTTCCCTTCCTGTTGCCATGTTCTTATTCTCCTTTCAAATTGTTTAACATTTTTTTCGTTGCTTCTCTGATCGAGTCGTCTTTATTGTCTGTGTCTCGTGTAAAGTTCGGGTATGTGGTTTTTCCCTTCAAAAATTTAGAAAAGGCTTCCGCATCTTTCTTCATTTCGTCTTCTGTTTCCCCTGACAACTTCCCTGCAAGTTCGTATGGAATTCCGTTTTCCATTGCTACTTTTACCCTTTTCGATTCTTTTTCGTACTTTGCGATCGCGGCGTCTTTGTTTGCCGCATCTTCCGGGGATAAATACCCTTTGTACTTCTCTTCTGCATCTTTCGGTGATAAGTACTCTTTGTACTTCTCTTCCACAGCTTCCGGTGATAAGTATCCGCTAAATTCCCTTCTTACCGTTTCTCTTTCCTGTTCCAGCCGATCTTTCACAGCCTCCTCGAACTGTTCTCGCGTTTCAATAGCTTCAAAATCACTCATTTTTTTGTTCTCCTTTCCCCGCTTAATCCGGTGGTTTTGGTATTTTTGTATATTAAAAAAGCGCTGTTTCCAGCGTCTTTTTAATATCTTGCTATCTGTTTTTTTCGTTCCTTTGTTTCTGTGCATTTCCAGTATGCAAGGATCACACTGTCAAGCAGCGCGATTTCAACCCCTTCTTTTAATGATCTGTATCCGAATCCTCCGTTTGATCCTATCGCCCTTTTTTCGCTGTTGCTTACAGACTGTGTTAACGATGCTTGGTTGGAATGACAGATATTTCCTTTAAACAGTCCTTGTTCAAAAGTCGCGTTTGCTCCTATAATTTCTTTTACAGTTGGCAGGGTTGGTGCTTTCATTTTTGCATCTTTCATGTCTTTTTCGAGTATATGCTGCCCGTTCGCTCCGTCTACAACTACCGTTTTGGGTTTCATTTCCGCAATGTATGACAGTATCCAGTCGTTCCCTTCGCGGATTGTTCTGCAGTCGAGTGCTTCGACGAAAATTTTTCCTTCATTCGTTTTTGATGCTACCGACATCGCAACATGCTGTCCATCATGTCCATATTTAACCCCAACAAAAAGTTCTCCTTTTAATTTTGGTTTTGATGCGATCGCCAGTGATTCCCACTCTGTTTTACTAATCGCCGATTTTTGATTATATTTTAACCACAGTCCCAGTCTTTGGATGTTAAAATCTATATCATCCGTTGTAATTTCTGCCCGGATCTTCCTTTCTGTCAGTATTGTTCCTAACGACGGGTTTGTTTCGTACCACGCCTCAACATCGTTCGCGGGTGTCAAGTTTTCAACCGACCATTCCGCCCATCCGGAATCGAATCCACGACCGGCAAGTACTGTCTCCCTATATTTTGTAAAAACTGTTCCGGCCGATACCGCCGTTGGCGGCGTTCCAAGCATGATTGTTTGCGGGTTCTCGCTGTCTGATACGATATATTTCAAAGACGTCTCCTGTGCTTCCGTGTATTCTTGTGCCTCATCTATAATTAACACGTCGTATCCTTCGCCGAGTCCGCCCGATGATGTTCTTGTGCGGAATTCTACTACACCCCCGTCGCTTGTGTATAAGTGTTCTTTTCCAAACGCCTTAAATGATGATGATATCTTGATTCCTGCTTTTTCGCACATTCGATCCAGCCGCTCCCACACTGCGTGTGATGTTGTTGCCCTGTGTGCCGTGTACAGAATTCTTTCGCCGTTTTTCAGTCCCCATAGGCAGCGCGCTAACACATTTTCCGACTTTCCATTTCGTCTCGGCACTGAATAGCCATATTTTTGATGCATCCATAAACCATCATCGTTTACGGCCATAATGTCGCATTGTAGCAACTGCTGCCATTCAAGCAGCTCGTTCCCTGTCTTTGCGTACAGTTCCGCAGCTTCTTGTCCTCGTGTTTTTGAATAAGGAATCGTTACGGATTGAGTCGGCGTCTGACGTCCTAACCTCGTTTCCGTCATGACTTTCCTCCTGTCTTTTAACTATATCTTTCACGAGCAATATCACCCCATTGCCCGAAGGGACATTTTTTTCAAATTGCATTAAAAAAACGCGCTTTTCGCGCGCTTAGATAAATGGAGTTATTTCTTTTATATCTTTCAAAAATTCTTTCGCTTTCTCTATTAAGGAGTTGTTGCACACATACGCAATCCCTTCCGGTGTGATCTCTGCCGTTTTTAAATCATAAATCAATTCTTTGCCCCACACTTTTTCTGTTTCGCATGTTATATATCCGTCTTCAATTAAATTTCTCATGATATAATCCCAGTATTTCCGGTTGATCTGCAGTAGTTGACTGTCGTGAGTAATCATGTTCGGGTTTGTATCTTCTCCCGATTTCAATTTTACATACAAGTACGATAGTATCTTGTATACAATTACAAAATAATCGTCCTTTGCCATTTCGCCTCACCCTTCGATCTCTTCTATCATTTTTTCAAACATTTCTTTTTCATTCATTTCTTCCATGTAGAACAGCTTTCCATCCTCAAACATGTTTTTTTCCACTTCTGTTTTTGAGAATGCGTGTTCTAATACGATCGCGTTTGCCCAACTCAGCCCCGATACAATAAAAAACTCGTCCTCTCTTACAGCAAAGCACTTTTTCCCTCGCACTTCTGTTTCTTTCTTGTATCTTCTTTCAAATTCTTTTTCTAACGCCTTGCATCTTTCGTTAATCTTCTTTTTCTTTTCCGTTGATATCATATCTTTTCACACCTCCTTTCCCCGTGGAAATTTTATAGTATTCGCCTCCGTGATGACTTCTTTCTCCCGGGTGATACATTAACAATCCATCTCCCCCAAAGTTTACCCTGTATCCTCCACCCTCTTCAAATGGAATATCTCTGTAATTTTTCCCTTTTAAAGGTTTTGTCTCATATCCCGCATTCTGTAGTGCATGGTATAGACCTCTTGGAGTGTATGCACCTAACATTTTTGGGTGTCCTGATATTCTCGAAGCAAGATCCAGCCCGTTTTCCTCTTTGATCCTTTTTTCTTTTTCCTTTGGTGTTTCTTTTATTTTACCACTTTTTTGTTTATTAGACCATTCTTTCGCATTTTCAATTCTTCTTTTTGTATCTTTCTTATCTGTCGTTTTCTTCGTGTGTACATTTGTTACTTTTCCGTCTCCAGCGTCATACTCTACGATACACCTACAGTGCTTGTGTCTCCTGAACACATCATTTCCGGTGTCTGATACAGCTTCGTAATCATATATCCCCGTAAGTCTGTCGCACCATTCGCAACATTTTCCCGTTGATGTTCTTCTAATTTTGGGTCTTAACCCTGCTTTTGAGTGAAAATCTGCATTTTCTTTTACCGCTGCATCTATTACAGACTGCGTAAAGTTTACGACTGCTTCTCCTAGTATGTACGCGACATCCTCGTATTTTCCTCCTGATACAATATTAATAATTCCTCGAACCCTATCTTCGTTCATTTCCGGTTTTATGGCTTTGATTCCGATTCCTGCTTTTTCGTTTAATATCTTTTGAACTTCTACTGCTGCCTCCGCTGTAATATCATAATTATGTTCCAGTCGTTCCCTTATTATCCTGTCAGCGATATTGTAATACATTTTGCCATCCGGTAATATTTCTTTTGATAGGTTGCTTTGAAATGCATCCGTCAGCAGTTCCCCCGCTTCGATCGCGAAATCATTTGCATCTTTATATGTCGCTGTTTTTTTCTTAACCTTTTCCCGAAACGCTTTGATCGTCTCACTTTTTTCAAGTTTCTTTTCAAAATCTTTTTTTATTTTTTCCAGTAACTCCGGTGCGATATCTTCCATTTATCTCCCCTATATCCCTGTGAAATCTCTCATTTTATCCTGCGTAATATATCCCGGGATTGCCTGATTGATTTTTATAGCTCCGTCTCCATAACTACTCAACGCGGCCGCATCCGGTTCAAAGACCGGTTCCCATTTTGGTTTTGTTAAATAAAACTGCCTCCGCTCGTACGGGTAGTTATCCCTCAAGCACGCCGCGATGTACCCCGCGTTTAAAAAACCTGTGCCAAACGTCCTCTGCGCTTTCCTTGCGATTAGTCTAAGATTTTCGTGACTTGCCTTGATTGCTTCCGCACTGCTTGGATTGTCTGTTACAAACCCTAGATCGTCCAGCGTTAGACCTGTCTCTCCGGCAAATAATCCGGCGAACATTTTTAGCTGATCGTTGTGAGGTGACATGCTTTGCTGCGCAAATTGCCCTAGCTGTGGTTTGTCGCCGCCCTCGTCTTTCGTAAACTCCAACAAGCTCGACATTGTAGCCTTCCATTTGTTAATCGGTTCTAGATCGGGGTCAGTTCCAACTACATATTTTTGTGGGAACGAGTAAAACTCTGCCGCGATTTCTGACCGTTTTACTGTCCTCATTGCACTGTTGACAATATCCATACACGCTCGACTGATCCTGCTATGGCCAAACGGTCTTACCGCGTCCGGCCGGAATACGATCGGGACAAGAAGCGGGTGTGGTGCGTTGTTTTTAATTCTCTCCGGCGTCTCGTCTCCTTTTCTGTATATCCATGTGTCGCCTTTTGTAAAATATGCTTCTGTTTTCGGGTTTTTGTTTTTGTCTCGTTCGAGTACGGCATAACCTTCCACCAGCAGACCTGTGCTATCGTCTATGATTCCTGTTGCATTCGCGCCGTCTATTACTTGCAATTTCGGAAATCCTGTTTTGTCTACTGATATATAAACAAAACAACATGAAGAAATAAGTGCTGACAGTACGGCGCTGTCAAAAAATGTATCCGGGTTGTTCATCAAAAAAATTTCTCCGATGTCAAAATTATCATTTGCGAATTCTCTGAATACAATCCTGTCTGCAAGGTTATCCACTGCTTTCCCACACCATCCGAGAACCGACTGTACGTTTCTCAATTCTGGCGGTGTCGATATCTGAAAATCCTTCACCCTGTTCTTCATTTCATAGTATTTGTAACGCATTTTCACTCGTTCGCTTTTTATCTGTAAGCGTCTTCGTAAATAATTTACCCCTCTGTAATCTGCCATATTAGCTTCCTTTCTTTTAGCGTGTGTTTTTTTTCACAGTCAGCGTGAAGTAGATTCGTACCCATGTATAGGGGTGATATGCCCTCCTTATTTCCTATTTACTGTGTCTCATATTTTTCCAATCAAACGTATGCGGCAACACTCTGTTACTTATAACTTCATCCTTTTCTTTGTCTCTCCGCTTTATCAGCTTGTCACTCTTTTGCCTGTTGCACGTCCAGTGTGCAAGCTGAAGATTGTTTATGTCTGACGGATGTCCCCCTTTTGCTATCGGAATAATATGATCTATGCACGGCGACAACGGATGCGGATATTTTAATCCGAAGTCAACCGGCTTCCCGCATATCCCGCACACCGTCTGTGTTGCATATATTTTTTTCTTATTCCGTTCAAACGCTCCTCGGTGCGATCCATCTCGATCCGGTCTGTATACCATGCCTTCATCTTCTTTCTTTGATCGTGAAAAAAGCAGCCGACTTTCGCCTGCTGCCCTTTGTATTTCTCTGTTTACTTTTCTTCGATTCTTTTATTTGTTTCCGCTGTTCTTTATTTCCCCAGCTCTTCTGCTAACTCTCGGAATACTTCCGATAATTCTTTGCACTCTTCTTTGGTTAAATCATGCCCGAAACAATAGTCACAGCATTCCATCAGTGTAATGTTTTCTTCGTTCCATTCCAGCGAAAATACTCTGTCTTTTTCCCCTAGTTGTTTTAAAAGTTGCTCATGCTTTTTAACTACCTCTTTATCTTTGTATTGATCGTAATTGCAAAACATGTCATCACTCTCTTTCAAAATAATCCTCGATTTGCCTTTTTGCTTCCGTTAATGTTTTCATAATATTTCTCCCGAGCAGCTTCTCTTGATACAGTTTCTTTTCGGTTCTCGAATTTAGCGGTACTTCTTCGAGCGATTTCCATGTATATTTTACTCCGTATCGTTTTGGGTATTGTTTCGGATATCCATTCCCCGTAATCACGCTCATCTTTTCAAACTCTTTCAAGTGCTTTTGTGCGTTATTCGCCGCCGCCAGCGAAAGAAATAATATTTTTTTGTTCTTCCGGTACTATTTCTTTCACTCGTTCATAGCAGTCCATTATCCAGTGTAGACAACTCCCGAGTCGAAAATACACTTCTTTTTCGTTCATATTGTATTCTATCATTGCGCATTTTAACTCTTCGTATGCCGTATTCATACTATACAGTAGCATCTCTTTGTTTTCGATTTTCATAAAATCCCTCCACGCGCTTTTCTCTTATTATATCTCACCCGAATCCGTGATACAAGAAAGGACACCCTTTCGGATGTCCTTGCGCGTGGTTTTGAGGGGATTATTTCCCTCTTTGTCTTTTAATTCAGTTTATACTATATCACATTTTCGAGTCTCACGGAGTCTCATTTTATAAAATTTCTATAAAATTTCAAAGTTTTCCAGTGCACTATCATATATTCTGTATAGTTTCGCCTTACTTACTCCCATTTTTCGTTGTATCACTTTATTGTTTTCTCTAAGTAAATAGTACCTTGTAAGCGCTTCTTTTTCTTGCTCATCATTCATTTTGTTTATTGCTTTTCTGATGCGTTCGTACCGGATCACGCTTTCAACCCATTCTTTTTTTAACTCCTCCATGAGGCTTTCGATCTTTGCCGTGTAATCTGATAGATCCTTTTGACTGCTGCCCCGTGGCATCCCATCGCCTTGCAACGCCGGAAACATCGTGTCAAGTCTTAGTTGTTGTATTTGGTCTTTTATCAACGCTTCTCTATTCTTTGCTTTTATGTATCCCTTGAGGTATTCTTTTTTCTGTTCGATTTCTTCCCATTTCTGCATTATTATTACCTCTCGTCCTTCTCCAGTATTCCAGTACGGTTTCCTTTCTTAACTGCTGCCCCTGCGCTCGGATCAGCGCGGCAGCACTTGGTTCATTTGTGTTGCTCAATGTATCAGCTCCTACTCTACTTTCATAAATCTGCTCATAATGTGTTTCTTGCATGATGACTTCTCTTTCTTAGGTTGTCTGTACGGCTTTGGAAGTGACTGCCATGCGATCACATCCGGATTTTTCCATTCTGGATAGTTATCTAACATCCACCCTTCTTCTTTTTCGTAAAGTGCAAATTCAAAAGCGTTATCAAATAATATGTTATCTGCTGGTTTTCCGCTTACTTGTACCAACACTATTTCTTCACAATCTTCCGGCAATCTCTCTTCTACCGGAATCCAACCATCATTGCTAGGGACATTTGTGTCCTTACCGACATTAACAACTATCTTAGACTCTCCGCAAAATTCAAAGCAATTATTAAGCCAATCAATAACATAGTCTAAATAATACGAGCTATACCCCACTGTGTAATGATCTTCACCCACTTTTTTGTACTTGATCCCATAATATGGTTTCCCGTCAGTCTTACGCGATATTATTTCCGCGCTTGTTACTTTTTCTTTTTCATTCATGTGTGAACGAATGATATCTTTTACCCTACTCGCCCGCACATACCCATCCACCTCCATATTACCTATATAAATAGGCGCATCTTCTTGAAATGTCGCTTCTTCAATCTCTTCCAGAATCTTCTCTAGTACATTCATCGCTATTCTCCTTTTTCGGTCTGCCACGTTTCCGCATCCCTTTTAATCCATATGCTTTTACTCCAGCTATGACCGTTGCTACTGATATGTCTAACAAATATGCTATTTCTACGTTCGACTTTCCTTCGTTCACATATTTTTTCAGTTTCTCTACGTCGTAACACTTTTTGTACATTCGTTTCCGTGATCCGTCTTTTCCCGCATCGCTTTCCATTTTTACCTCTCCATTAAAATCAACTTAATTCAACCGATCTAACGGACATTTACCGCTCTCTCGTTGCATATCACACTCGCCGTAGCTGTCTATTGTGTTTCTGTACTCACAGTAGTGCTCGCATATGTCCTCGCACACCTCTTCAATGATCGTTACTGTGCTTTTTGTTTCATCTTCCATCGATTCACCTCTTTCTAAGAAAATCATTCAGTTCCTTTGTGCACTCCCTGCACAATTCATAATCACAGTATGAATAATCATATCCGCTTGGATTCCCATTTAAAATGCTTAATATACCAATCTTTTTTAACTTAGAGGTCCATCCGATATAATGAATCTGTTTTCCACATCTATCGCATACTTTTTTACATATCGTTGCCATTAAATCCACTCCAATCTAATCTTTGTCCGCAATCATCACAGTATTCTTGCCCGTATACATCTATTGATCCGCAAGAAGGACATTCGTACATGGGTGCAAATTTTGTTATGTGTTCAATCGGCTTCTTTTCTGTGCTTCGTTCTTTCAATTTGCGAATTTGTTCCGGGGTGAGCCCTGTATCCTCGTACTCAGCCAACCGATTTGCTAATTCATATACCCCATCTTCCATGAAATCGCACGAATGATATGTATATCCTGCTTCTGTCAATCTTTTCATTCCTACTCTCCTTTCGATCAAAAACCTTTATCGTTTCACTCCCAAATCAAAAATACTTAACTGGTTTTCTACTTCCTTAAGTCTTTTTCTTGCTTTTTGATACATTTTCTCGTTTATTTCAAATCCGACATACCTGATTCCTGCTTCATGGTACGCGATCAGGCTGCTTGCGCTGCCGGTGTGAGTATCAAGCACATTCCATCCCGGTTTGATGTACTCTCTTGCAATCCACCTATACAGATCTATCGGTTTCTGTGTCGGATGGATCCGGTGCTCGTTCGTTTTTTTGTTGCCTTTTTGAATCCACCCTTCGTCTACGCTTTTGCCTTGCATCATACCATCCCACATGTATCGGAATGTTTTTACCGTATCATGTAAACTGCAATACGCTATCTCCGCATCAGAAAATGTCATGTTGCTTCTGCATTTATCCCATACAATCCGTCCGGATCCGAAATGATAATCAAAATAATTGCATCCCCATACAATTTGATGGCGTGACACTCTTATGAGTTCGTCAAAATACTCCATTCCAGGTACATCCCATGTATCAATTATGTCGTATTCCCTGCGCTTAATCAGTGTTGTACTCTCAGACCTACCATAATATCTGCGCTTGTTTGGTCCTGCAAAATACGGCGGATCTACAACAGCGATGTCAAAAAACTTGTCTGGGAACTCTCTCATACCGTCCATGCAATTCATGTTGTAAAATCCATAATTTAGCATTTTAATCACCTCATCTCAACCGCGTACTGGTTTCTTTACTTGTTCGCTCTAATCCCCAACTCAATCCCTAGTTCTTCTTTGATCATTTTTATATAATCATTCCAACTTGCCATATCGTCCATGATGCACTCCGCTTTTTTGTTAAATCGCTTGATAAATCGGTCGCATCTTTGTGTTCCAAAGCCGAACTCGTCATGTAAGGTCGCTACGGAAAGGATTTTTACTGTATCTACTGTCTGTTCTTTGATCTTGATTGTCGCTCTGTTAATGTCTTTTTTTGCTAAGGCGGTGCGGATTCCGGTGATATTCCTGAATTCAATTTCTTTTTCAAGTGCTTCGACACCCTCGTTTTTGACGATTTCGAGTGCCATTAATAACCCGTCTTCCCGTCCTGTTATGTAATCGTTTCTTTTCGCCATTGTTTTTCCTCTTTTTTATCCTTTTTTTCGAGATGTCAAAATCCCACTTTCAAACAGTAATTACT